CCTTCCATTTAAACAGAAGATGTACGGAATCGTTACAGCCCAAGTAGGAACCGCAGACCTACGCATTATGACGCCTAATACGGACTAACTATGCCGTACGAGATTCTTTCTAACGCTGAAGGGTGTAGCGGTTACGCCGTCGTTAAAGAAGGCGAGACAACGCCTATTGACGGCGGTTGCCACGAAACGCTCGAAGAGGCTCAGGCGCACTATGCGGCACTAGAAGCGGTATACGAGGAGGAGGAGCACGAAAACGAGGACAACTCGAAGCCGATTCCACTCGAATTAGAGCCAGAAGAGGAGGCTATGGAGTACGAATCACGAGCCGTCGATATCTCCGCTCCTGAATTTATGCGTGCTTCTGCTCGTCGAGGAATTCGTTTACACGAAGAAGGATATTCGGGAGACGGATTAAAGCCGCAGACGGTAGAGGACGCTCGCGCTATGGCGTCTGGAACGATTACCGAACGTAAGTGGCGAAAAATAGCGCCTTGGATAGCGCGACATATCGTAGACCTCGACGCCGTAGGCGAAGGAGAGATTACGGCTGGACTTGTCGCTATGTTGCTCTGGGGAGGCGGTTCTTCGAAGGAGAGCGCTCGACGTGCTCAGTCGTATGCGGAGAGAGTAGTAGCGAAACTCGACGAAAGAAATCTAAAGTGGATAGACGAGGCAATTAAAGAAAGAGACAATTCTATGACGACGAACGAAATCGAAGTACGTTGGGTAACTAAATCCGACAACGAGAACCGCTCCGTCGCGTACACGAATCTCGAACTACGAGCAGAAGGCGAAGGTTCCACCCTCGTCGGCTACGCGTCTATCTTTGACTCTCCTTCGGAGCCAATGCCGTTCGTCGAATACGTTAAGCGCGGCGCGTTTACGAAGACGATTAAGGACGGCGCTGACGTTCGCCTTCTTATCGACCACGAAGGAGTTCCGCTCGCACGTACGAAGTCAGGCACTCTTAGCCTTCAGGAAGACGAGCGTGGTTTACGCGTCGAAGCCAACCTAGACCCGTCCAACCCTGACGCCGCTCGCGTTATGAGTGCTCTAAAGCGCGGCGACCTTTCCCAGATGAGTTTCGCATTTAGGACTATTAAGGATTCGTGGAACTCCGATAGGACGGTTCGCGAACTCCGCGAGGTTCAGTTATACGACGTTTCCGTAGTGACCTACCCTGCCTACGAAAGCACGGTAGCAGAGTTGCGAACCGCTAACGAAACGACTAACATTGAGCCAAGTTCGTTCACTCGTCTACGTTCGAAAGAAGTAGCGAGAGCACGAATCAGTCAGCCGAAGTAGAGCCGCGATACTCGCACTCGAATACTTCACTGAAGAAAATTCCCTACAACTACGGAGGATTCCTCACTATGAAGTATTCAGAGACACTCACCGAAAAGCGTTCCGCCGCTCTCGCAAAGGCTGACGCACTTATCGAAGGCGCGAAGAACGACGCTCGCGACCTGAGCACCGAAGAGGACGCGGAAGTTACTGCGATTCTCGACGAGGTTCGCGCACTCGACGAGCAGATTTCGAAGCACGTCGAATTGGAGAAGCGCTCGGCAGAAGCCGCAGAACTTCGTAAGGTAAACGGAATCGCAGAGGCTACGGCTCCTGCTCGCGTTAAGAACGAAGAGCGCACCTACTCGAAGAACTCGAAGAACTCGTTCGTCGCTGACGCTTTCGCCGCGCAGTTCTCGAACGACTTCGCCGCTAAGGAGCGTCTCGCTCGCCATATGAACGAAGAGCGCGTAGAGCGTCGCGACGTTACCTCTGCGAACTTCGCAGGCTTGGTCGTGCCGCAATTCCTCACCGAATTGGCGGCTCCGTTCGCACGTGCTGGTCGTCCGTTCGCGGATATCGCTCGTAAGCACGAACTCCCAGCCGCAGGTTTGACCATTTCGATTTCGAAGGTCACGACTGGAAGCGCCGTCGCAAGCCAGACCGAAGGCGCCGCCGTCCAAGAGACGAATATGGACGACACGAAGTTGGACGTCTCGGTGGTGACCCTTGCTGGTCAGCAGAACGTCAGCCGTCAGGCGTTGGAGCGCGGTACCAATATCGACTCGCTCGTTATGGCTGACCTCGTTTCCGCCTACCACACGACTCTCGACAGCACCATTGTCGCAACACTCGTTTCGGAGGCTGGTCAGAGCGTCACCTACACCGACGCTTCACCAACCGTCGCGGAACTCTATCCAAAACTTCTCGACGCGGTTCAGAAGGTTCAGACCACGTTCTTCGGAGGTCCAAACTTTATCCTTATGCACCCTCGTCGTTTGGCGTTTATTCTCGCCGCGCTCGACTCGACCAACCGCCCGTTGGCTGTTCCGACGCCTGTGGCTATGAACTCCGTCGCGAACGGAAACGGTGGAGTCGTCTACGGAAATAGCGGTTACCAAATCGCAGGCTTCCCCGTCCTGACCGACGCCAACGTGACGACAACCGCAGGAGCAGGAACGAACGAGGACGTCATTATTATCGGTAACTCGCAAGAGGCGCACCTGTGGGAGCAGGGAGACGGCTCGCCAATGATGTTGCGCTTCGAACAGCCGAAGGCGGCTGAACTCGACGTAACTATGGTGGTGTATGGCTACTCAGCCTTTACCGCTAACCGCTACCCGAACGCATTCGCAAAAATTTCGGGTACTGGCTTGGTCACACCGACGTTCTAACGTCGTAAAGTTGTAGCGTCTGGCGGCGACTACCAGCCGTCAGACGCTACAACTATCGAAAGGAACGTATGAGTAATCAGAGAGCAGTAGAAGCGCTTCTAATCGAGCGAGAAGGCTACGTTCGTCGTGGACTTTCGGCGCGAGTCGCGCAAGTAGACGCGGCTCTTCGTGCCTATGGAATCGAAGTCGAAGAAACGGCTACGAATACTCCTGTCGTTGAGAGAGCAGTAAGGAAGCGCGTTAAGAAACGAGGCGAGTAGTGGCTATCACGAACGGCTACTGTACGCTTGCGGAAGTTAAAGCGGTTCTTCGCCTTACCGATAATACGGACGACACGCTTCTAGAGAAATCTATAGAAGGTGCTTCTCGTCGTATCGACGGATATTGCGGACGTTTCTTCTACCAGACAACGAAGACGATTAAATTATTTCCCGTAGATGAATTCTCTGTTGGGATTCCTGACCTCGCTACGTCCGACGGACTCGTTTTAAAAACGGATACCGCAGGCGACGGCACGTTTTCGACAACGTGGAGTGCTTCCGATTACTACCTAGAGCCAACGGACGTTTCTCTTCAGGGCAGACCATATACGCGTATCACGGCACAAGGCGCGAAATCGTTTCCGTTCCTCTACCAACCGCCACGTCCTACTATCGAACTAACAGGAACTTTCGGTTTTCCTTCGATACCTAACGACGTTCGTGAGGCTTCCGTACTGCTCTCTATTCGTGGCTTTAGTCGCTATAACGCGGCTTTAGGAGTCGTCGGTTTCGGAGATATGGCTATTCAGGTACGTGCCGTAGACCCCGACGTTAGAGACTTACTCGCTCCTTATCGCGTCTTCGGTGCTATCTAATGCCTGCGACGGTATCGCAAGTAGCGGACGGAATTAAGACGCGACTAGCAACGATTAGCGGACTTCGTACGTTCTCGTATCAGCCTGAACAGTTAAATCCTCCTATCGCCTACCCTTCGCTATCGAGCGTTATCTATCACCGTGCGTTCGGCGGCGGTAATGTCCAAATGGTATGGATTATCCACGTCGTCGTCGGAAGATATCTCGATAGAACGGCTCACGCTCTTCTCGACGACTACCTTTCGTACTCTGGCGCGAAGAGCATTAGAGCGGCACTAGAAGCAGATACGACACTTGGAGGCGTAGCCGCTTCTCTAGTGGTATCATCGAGTGCGGACGTTTCGAGCCTCCAGCAGGACGGCGCGGAGTTTCTAGAAATCCAAACGACGATAACGGTTCACGCTTAGGAGTCGAATTTATGAAGAAGTTTAAGGTTCTTTCGAATCGCCTCGCAGGTAAAAAGGCTGGTGAAGTAATTGACGCGAACGACCTCGGTGGTGCTAACATTGAGGCACTTCTTCAGAGCGGACATATCGAAGTTCTGAAGGAATCCAAGAAATCAGACGAAGCAGTAAAGGAAAAGTGACCTACTATGGCGCAACTCGTTCTTACTAACGCAAGCATTACCGTCAATTCGGTAGACCTTTCAGACCGCGCCAATAGCGTTACTCTGACTTACGAAGTCGATTCCGTTGAGGTCACAGCGTTCGGTGATTCAGGACATAAGTTCTCTGGCGGACTCCAGAACATCTCTTGCGAAATTTCGTTCCAGCAGGACTTCGCCGCGAGCGAAGTCGAAGCCACGATTTACTCGCTCGTCGGCACGACTACGACTGTCGTTATTAAGCCCGATAGCGGCGCGGTATCCGCGACCAACCCGTCATACACGATTTCGGACGCATTCCTTGGAGCACACACGCCTGTTATGGGAGCCGTTGGTGAGTTGGCTATGACCGAACTAACATTCACGGGTGGAACTCTCGCTAAGGCGACTTCCTGAAATTAACTTCTAAGAAGAAGGAGCAGTAATGAAAATTCCGCTACGCGTTAAGTATCTCGACGGGAAAACGGAAGACGTAGAAGCCGCGTTTGGTGACTTCGTTTCGTTCGAACGTACGTGGAATAAGAGCGTTACTAAGTTCGATAGCGAACTTCGTCTTACTGACCTCGCGTGGCTTGCGTGGCATAGCCTGAAGCGTCAGAAGAAGACGAGCGTAGCGTTCGACCCTGACTGGATTAACTCCGTCGAATCGGTAGAGCCTGCGGAGCAGACTTCAGACCCTTTGGACGGAACTCAGCCCACTACGAAATAGCGGTTCTCGCCGTTGAGACGGGAATAGCGCCGTCCGTACTGCTCGCTGAGTCTCCTGAAATGCTTTCCGCTATTGCGGATTATCTAAGAGAGAAAGCACAGGCGGAGAAGAAAGCACGTCGGAAAGGTTTCGGTTAATGCCGTACGTACTTTCGATTATCGGCGTTACTGCTCTCTTCGTTATCGGAAAACGGAAATGGTACGGCTGGCTTCTCGCGTTTTTTAACGAGTGCCTCTGGGTAGTCTTCGCGATTACTACGCGTCAATACGGCTTTCTTCTCGGAGCAGGAATCTATGGAAGCGTAAACGCGTACCACGCTTTTAAATGGAGAACTCGCGTAGTCGAGTAACATACTCGTATGGCTGGCGCGAAAGTAAACGTTTACGGACTAGGCGAAACGCTTAAGGAACTCTATTACCTAGACCGAACGCTTTATAACTCGATTCGTAAGGGAATTAAAGCGCCTGCGGACGAACTCGTTCGCCGTGCTCGCGTCCAATTTCCGTCTAAGCCTCCTATCGGCTATTGGCATACGACGCCTGAGCGTAGAGGCGCTTCTAGGTTCCCGTACTGGGACGGTTCGAAGGTTAGGAGCCGCGTTACGAGCGTTTTCGGAGGACGAGCGAACCGTATGACTGGTCAGGTTCCGATTCTTCGGCTTAGGCAGAAGGACGCAGGCGGCGTAATTCTCGATATCGCAGGAGCACGAAAGGCGAACCTTCCTATCGTTAAATCGTTTACGACGGCAGGCTTCGAACCGAAGGCTTCTCGTATTATGTGGAAGACGGTAAACGATAACTTCGCTCAGGTACTTGGAGCGATTACTACAAGTCTCGCGTCTACCGAAAAAATGGTATCTGCGAAGTTGGCTGGTGGAACTATTTCGCAGAGGCAATTACAGTCTGAACGTGCTTCCGCGCAAATTCGGCGTAGTAGCGGTCAGTTCGGTAGCGAAAGAGAAACGGAATCGTAAATGGCTGTCGTAGTTCCAATTATTTCACAGTTCGATAGTCGCGGCATAAATAAGGCGATTAACGACTTTAAGAAGTTAGAAGGTACAGGCAATAAAGCCACGTACGCGTTCCGCACCCTCGATAAAGGCGTTACTACTGCTCTAAAGAACATAGCGAAAATTGGCGGAGTCGCCGCTATCGCCGCAGGTGTTATCGGTAAACAGTTAGTAGACGCTGGTTCCGCTCTCGAAGAATCTATGTCGAAGGTAAACGTCGTCTTCGGTCAGTCCTCCGAAGCCGTTATTAAATTCGCGGACGACGCCGCCGCGAACCTCGGTATCTCTAAGCAGGCGGCACTAGAAGCCACAGGAACGTACGGAAATCTCTTCCAAGCGTTCGGTATCGGGCAGAAGCCAGCACAAGAGATGAGTACGAGCCTCGTCCAACTTGCCGCAGACCTCGCCTCGTTTAATAACGCAAGTATCGACGACGTTCTTCTAGCGCTTCGTTCTGGACTTTCAGGAGAAACGGAACCTCTTAAGCGTTTCGGTATCGCGCTAAATGACGTACGCCTTAAAGAAGAGGCTATGAGTCAAGGACTTATTAAGAGCGCTAAGGGAACTCTTCCTATCGCCGCTAAAGCGCAAGCCGCGTACGCGCTTATTATGAAGGACTCCGCTCTAGCGCAGGGTGACTTCGCTCGAACGAGCGACGGCGTAGCGAATATGACGCGAATCCTTCAGGCGACGTTCTCAGACGTTAAAGCCGAACTAGGTACGGCACTTCTTCCCGTTTTTAAAAGCCTTCTCGGATTTCTTCAGGACCAAGTTATGCCGCGTCTTAAAGAGTTCGCAGAAATCGTCGGAGAGAAAGGTTTAGGAGCAGGCTTAAAGTATCTCGGAGGAGAACTACTCGACGTAATCCAAGGCGGAAATAAGTTCGTCGATATCCTGCTGGCTCTAGGAACCGCGTTCGCAATTCTTCGCGGAATTACTATCGCCGCAACGATTAGTCAGAATCTTTTTAACGTCGCTCTCTCTTCGAATCCAATAGGAATCGGCGTCGCCGCAATTATCGCGTTTGGAGTCGCAGTTGTCGCCGCATACGTTCGGTTCGAAGGCTTCCGAAAGGTAGTTAATAACGTTATTAACTTTATTATCGGCTATTTCGAGACAATGGTAAATATGTGGATTCGTGCCATAAATATCGTCATTAAAGGCGTAAATCTTTTCGGCGGAATTCTTCGCGCCGTAGGTATCGACGTTCCGAAACTCGGAGAAATCGGAGAAGTAACGTTTGGACGAATCGGAAATGCGGCAGAACAGGCAGGAAGAAAAGTCGTAGACGCGTTCGCTCTTATCGAAGCGGCAGAGAAAAAGAACTTAGGACAGAAAGTTAAAGCCACAGGCGTTACGCCTACACCAACTCCGACAGGCGGAACAGGTGGCGGTAAGTCTCCGCTAGAAATCGCTCGCGAACAGTTAAAGAAATATACGGACACACTTAAAGGCGTTACTTCCGCCGAAAGAGGAGCACTAGACGCACGTAAGCGCGTAGCCGACGAGTTTAAGAAACTAGGAGAGGCAACGAACGCCGCTAAGAAGGCTCAGGAGAACTTTAATCGCGTTACACAGGGCTATGGACGCGATTCTAAGGAAGCCGCGAAGCAGGCGCGAGCAGTAGAGGACGCTCAGAGAGCACTTGTACGCGCTAATTGGAACGTCGAGGATTCGGTTAGGAAGATTCAGGAAGCGGAAGAGCGTCTAAAGCGTTTACGCGAAGGTCCAAGCGCTCGTGACGTAGAGGACGCCGAAATTAACCTTCAGAAGAAGAAGTTCGACGTAGAAGAGGCACTTTACGACGTTGCGGAAGCGGAGCGCGAACTAGCCGCGATTCGTACTCGCGGTGACGCTACCCCAGAGGAGATTCGTCGAGCGGAAATCGCGCTTCAGGAGGCTAAGTACGCGGTTCGCGACGCCACTCTTTCGGTTACGGATAGCGAGAAAGAACTTACTCGTCTTCGTACGCAGGTTCCGACGACGGCGGAAATCGAGCAGGCGGAACGTGATTTGGCTGACGCGAAACTTTCCGCAGAAGAGGCGACGGTGGCTCAGGCTGACGCGACGCTAGAACTTAATCGTCAGAACTATCTCTATGACGTAATCGTTAATGGCGCTAAGGAAGGAACGGACGAGTATAAGGAAGCACTCGACGCGCTTACGAAGGCGAAGGAGGCAGAAGTAGAGGCGTCTGAGGCGTATCGTGACGCGCTCGATAACGAACGTTCGGCTATCGAGAAACTTATTGAGGCGGAGAAAGAACTTCGCAAGGTTCGTGCTGAAACGCCTGCCGCTATCGTCCGTAAGGCTCAGAAAGAGATGACGCGTACGGAGGCGGAAGTATCGTCTCGCCTTGCTCCTCCGCCGCCTACTCTTCCTCTTCCTCCGAACTTCTTTACAGGTGACCCGTTCTCAGGCTTAGTGCCGTTCGCTAAGGGTGGAATCGTTACGCGTCCTACTCTCGGACTTGTAGGTGAGGCAGGAGCCGAAGCGGTAATTCCTCTTAATCGCGCTAACGGTTTAGGTACGAATATTTCTATAACCGTAAACGCTGGTATGGGTGCGGACGGCGTAGAAATCGGAGACCAAATCGTAGACGCGCTAAAGCGTTATCAGCGTCGTAATGGTGCTCTTCCGCTCGCGGTAGCGTAATGGCGACTACGTTTCCTTGGGGTGAGTCTGTAACCGTTTTAATGGAACTTGGATTTCCTGTTAATCCGTTTACGTTAGATAGTGCCTCTCTTGGCGTCTTGGATACGAACGCGCTCGACGGAAGTCTTCTAGGTGACGACGTTTCTCCATACTGCCGCGAAATAGCCGTTACGCGTGGACGTTCTGACCAACTCGCAAACTTTAGCGCTGGTACTGCTCAATTTCGGCTCCTAAATAATGACCGAAGGTTTGACCCGATTAACGAAGATTCGCCGTATTGGAACTCAACGCTTGGACGTTCTGGAGTTACACCCCGACGAAAAGTAACGGTTCTTTTAGATAACGAACCTGTATACGTAGGACGCATTACCGATATCGACGTAATCTACGACTTTAACCTTTCAGAAGTCGCTATAACGACCTCAGATGATTTCGTGCTTCTCGCGAATACGACTATAGGAGCCGCGTTTACTCCGCCTTCGGAACTCTCAGGAGCACGTGTAGAACGAATTCTAGATTTAACTTCCGTTTCCTATCCCGTATTAACTCGAAGCCTCGATACAGGCGTAGCGACGTTAGGCGCATACGAAATCGGAGACAATACGAACGCGCTTACCTATCTTCAGAGAATTGCGGACGCGGAACAGGGCTACCTATTTATCTCGAAAGACGGCTATCTAACCTTTACTGACCGTCTCGCCGCTTCATTTATCACGGCTTCTGCCGCGTTTTCCGACGACGGAACCGAAATACCGTACTCGGCGCTTTCCGTGCTTTACGGACAAGAGTTCCTTTATAACCGCGTTTCCGCTCAGACGGAAGGCGGCACTCTTCAGAACGCCGACGACGCGACTTCGCAAACGGAGTTCGGGATATCTACCCTCGCTCTTTCTGACCTACTTCTAGCGGAGGACGCTGACGCTTTAACGCTCGCTAATACGCTCCTAGACCGCTATAAACAGCCTGTATACCGCTTCGACGAACTTCAGATTTCTATGAATCGCCTTACTTCTGGGCAACGGCTCGACGTTCTCGCGCTCGAAATCGGGAACGTTATCGAAATAACTAGAACCTATGAGACGGGTACTCCTGCCTCAGTAACCGCGTTCTACGCGATAGAGGGCATTTCGCACGGGCTGAATCCAAATCAGCACGTAGTAACGATTCGCCTCACGCCTGCCGAAATCGTCTACGCCTTTATCCTCGACGACGCAACCTACGGTGTGCTCGACGCTTCCAATGCGCTATCATAAACGCCTATGGCTGGATTAGGCGTAAAACTTTTCGCGAGTGGCGACGTCCTGACGGCGGCGCAGGTTAATGGGTAT